ATAACATACGCAATTTATAATTTTTTAATTCATGTCTTTTTTCATTATTATCAAAACCAATCTTACCTTCAAATTTTGTAAGAATGTGATTATCGTCAAAAAATATTAGTGAAGGAAAATATTCACCCGTGACGTCGATGGATTGTCTAAATAAAAATGGGTCCGGATTATTACCTTCTACAGCCACAAAAACAGCAACATTTTTACAAGTAATCAATTCAGGATCCATCGGATAATAACCACTATATGGTCCGAATATAACAACTGTGCATCTATTTTTAAAAAAACGATTATCTGTATTTTTTAATAATTGAGAAAATTGTAAAGCCATCATGGCGCCCATTGAATGACCTGTAATACAAAAATTATAATTTAATTCTGATAACGAAAGTATTAAATCAACCAAATTTTGTAATTCTTCTCCTGTGTTACGACTAACATTATATCGTTGATTACTAGAAAATGTTATAAGAAAAAAATTCAACGACTTATTTTGTTTCAAATCAAAACAAGAAACCACTTTCCAATGATTATGATTACTGTCGCCTTCCTCATCAGTCTCCCAAAATGGCCCGGCGAATAATACTTGGTATTTGATTGTGTTTGAAGGATTAATAAATTCTGCAGGTTTACCATCATCCGGTGATGGAATATAATACTGAATACGCCTCTTATCCACGCATTTTGTTTCTTTTTTCACATAAAAACAATTGTCTACGCATTGCTCCACATTATTACTAATACATTGATCTCCTTCATCTATACCATTTACTTTCACGTCTTTATATGCCTTTACCATTAGCGGCAAAAAATCTAAAGAAATATAAACATATGTTTTCCAATCTTGTGTAAATTCAATTGGTTCATAAGGAATCAATCGGGTTTCTCCGCTTTGTCTTCTTCTTTCTCTACTTCTACCTCTACTTCTACTTCTACTTCTACTTCTATTTTTTCGTCCTCTTCTTTCTTTTTCTCCACTTCGACTTCTTCTTCCTCTACTTCGACTTCGACTTCGACTTCGACTTCTTCTACCTCTACTTCCGCTTACTCCGCTTACTTCTTTCTTTTGTGTCGTATTGTGCGGCATATTATATTATAATTATATATTTTCTTCATCATCTTGCGCCTTTGGTGTTATATTCTTTTTCGGTGTCAATGACTTGAGCGTCGAGACCTTTTTGTCCAAATTACGTAGGGTAAATGCGCGCGATGCCGGATGCAGAAACAGGCTAGGAATACCATTGATAACTCCATTTTCGCGGTCATATTCAACATCCTTTACTTTCGCCAATTTGTCTTTTGTTAAACATTCGCTAAAAAACGTCTTCAATCCTTTGATTTCCTTCATCGGAATCGCGTTTTCCTTGCCGTATTTTTCCGCATATGCGTGGAGCTTCTGGATTTTCAAACGCTTGTCCAATTTATTCCACGGCTCGGCGTTCATCTGCTTCTTTTCGTTTTCCAATAATTGCTCGATGTTATTCATTGTGGTGGTCGAATCGGAATCATCCGGCTTTGAAACCGATGATATGAAATTCTTGTATTTTCCCATTATCTTTGCGTCATCTTTTGGCGGTGGGATTTCGTCTTGTTGTTGCTGTTGAAACATATTTTAGTCGTCGTTCTTTTATATTATTATCATTAATTGTTTATATTGTTTTACAATGAGTCTTTATTTAGACGTATAACATACCTGGTGTAGTAAAATTGAACGCGTTATGTTCCCAACAATACAGTTCATAAAATACAATGTCTAGAATCACACGCGAATATTTACAAAACTTAAAGACCGAGACCGAGTGGGCGGCGCGGTTAAAGAAAATCCAGGATGCCTCCGATGAAATCACGGCAAAAATCCTGATATGGGCGTCGTCTAATGACGAACCAAAATGTGAGATTGTGCTTGACCGTTCGCTTTGTGGGATGTTTTCGGAAATTATTGCCGAGCTCGGTTTAAGGAGGTTTTCCGAAGTGCGGTTTGATATTAAAGCCATGCTTTGGAACCAATCAAAATACTACGATATAAAGACGATTTCATATGATCCCGCGACAAATAAGAGCGAACTTGTGTATATGCTGTTTGCGGATTGGGAGTAAGACAGCTTCGGTCAACCGTTGTAAATAAAATCCGGTCATAAAATAAATGGAATTTGAAAATACTGTGAAAACTGTGAATCTGTCGAAAAAAAATGATACAACTGAAAAACTAGTCAGAAAAGCCACTTCCAAATGGCGATTTGAAAACAAAAATCTGGATTTTATGGATAACCTATGTTCACTACAAAAATACAAAGGCGAAGAAGGAACACCGAGTGTTCAAGGTGGAACACCGAGTGTTCAAGGTGGAACACCGAGTGTTCAAGGTGGAACACCGAGTGTTCTTACAGAGGTTCACGAAGAAATACGCCGCCAAATAAACTACAAAATAAACAGCTACAAGGGACAAGACGTCAAAAAGGGGCTCTTATTGGAAACCGATTTTGTTAATTACGAATACGTCTTGAATCTACTTATTGAGAAGCAATTGAAATGTTTTTATTGTCTGGAAGACGTGCTGCTGCTATACAACTATGTTCGGGAAAACAAACAATGGACGCTTGAACGAATCGATAATAAAATTGGACATAATAGAGGCAATGTTGAGATCGCGTGTTTACAGTGTAATTTACGGCGGCGAACAATGTATCACGAGCGTTATGTTTTTACGAAACAATTGTGCGTAATTAAAATGGATGTATAAACTAAAACATAAGAATAATAAAACATAATTAGAGGCATCCCCTCTATACTTCTATAATGCAACGAGAAGAAAACGCCATTGTTTTCAAACAGCTCGCCTTTTTTATTTCGATACGCAAGATCCCCAATATTATTTTTCACGGATCTTCCGGCAGCGGTAAGCGTTCCATTGTCTACGATTTCATAAACCGCATTTATAACAACGACCGCGCCCGCATCAAATCCAATGTGATGTTCGTCAATTGTGCACACGGAAAGGGCATCAAATTCATCCGCGAAGAGCTCAAATATTTCGCCAAATCCAATATCCAATGTAATGATAATAATTTGTTCAAAAGCATCGTCCTCTACAATGCCGACGATTTAACCATTGACGCCCAGTCCGCATTGCGCCGGTGCATCGAGTTGTTCAGTCACAACACGCGATTCTTCATCGTCGTCGAAAACAAATACAAACTGCTCAAACCCATTTTGTCGCGCTTCTGCGAACTCTATGTTCCCGATAAAAAACAGGTTTGCGACGATCCGAATTCTATCAAATACAAGAGCCTACATACTGTAGGGCTGGAAAAGACGTATTCGATGGAAGTGGAAAAACGGGACAAACGGATTGCCTGTATCGGGACACAATTGAAACCGGTTGTAGAGAGTTTTATCAAGGACGGCAAGACAGGGGTCGACCACAAATGGTTTATGAATTTCGCAAACACGCTTTATGAGGAGGGAGTGTCGGCGCTGGATATAATCAAATATTTAGAAGAAGATTTAGACGCTCCCGAAATGTATTCGCAAATTGTACGGCTCCAGTTTTGTTTCAATAAGATTAAAAGCGAGTTCCGATGTGAGAAGATGCTGATGTTGTATTTGTTTGATTTTATGTTTCTTCGTTCAAATCCCTCTATGAAAAATGTTTCCTTTTTATAAGAAAATGGACGATTTTGTGAGAACGAATTTGAATGAAGCACGCAACGAGTGGTGTAGTCGATTGGTGAGTATCATGTGCCCGCTGGTGATGGAGGGGGTTCGCTCGATTTTTGCCGAGTCGTGGAAAATGAGCATTGAGAACAAAGAGGCTGATAAATATTTGATGACGTTTCAGAATTTATTGTGCCGTATTCCGAAATGGAATCAGACAACAATAGAGGATGAGCGAAAACGTATTATTGAGAAATCGGGATGTAATTATTTGGAGGATTTGATTACATGTGTTCATATCATTCAACTAAAGATTTTGACGTGTGTTCGGGTGGGGCATCGCCAGAAGAAGATTGATATTTCGATTCCCAAATTGGATGACTTTGTCCATAAAGTCTATATCAATACCGCGAGTAAGGTCTATAGGAATGCCTATATTTTTGATAAATATGCGACGGCATTGCAGCAGCAGCGACATTCGCGCGAATTTGAAATCATCGTGGAGGAATGTATTTTGAAAACCATTCGCGAAAGCATTCCCACCGAGGCCATCGTGCGCGCCTATTTAGACGAGTCGGAGGAAATAGAGGAGGAAGTCATTATTGAAAACGCACCTGTAGAAGAGGGGTCTTCTGAAAATGCTTTGACAAAGGACACGACCAAAGAAGAACCTGTGATCAAAGAAGAGCCTTTACCACCTCCATCGCTCGATGCAGTTCCGTCTATTTCAAACGTTTCTGATGAACCATTTACAACACGTCTCACATTCAATGATATAGACAGCGCGATTTATGACGATGGTCGAGAGGAAAAAATACAGGCATCAAAATCCATCCCGGATTTGGAAGAACTCGGCACTATACGCGCTTTAGAGCGAAAAATGTTGGAGGAAGAAGATGAAGACCGACCACTTAAAATTAGTGGAGATGAGATGAGTCTTGATTTAGGGGCGATGGATTTGAACCCGTTTTCGCTGAATGGATCGGATGTTTTGCTGGATGATATTGAGGAAATGTAAGGTATGCGGTTAAACCCCCCATTTTAAAAGTTTTAAAATTATATATTTAGTGAGATGGAAACCCTTGTCGCAACCGTTATAATTACAACAGTCCTCTATATTCTTATCCGTATCATCGAGATGAAAGTTTTGAAAAAAGAAATGAAACCGGTGAAGGAACTGGTTCGCGATGCCGCGATTGTGGCGGTGTCTTCGGCGGCGGCCGTATTTGTGACGTCCTCGATGGGTAAATCCGTCAATGGGTTTTTGAACGCGGTGTCCGATAAAACGATGTTGCCCGCATCGGCGCCCGTTTTTACCGATCCTCCTGGGTTCTAAGGAATAATAATATTTTTGGTTAATTATATTATTATTTGCTGGTTTATAGAAAAAACATCTTCTCTCCCAAATTTTTGAAAAACATACCGTTATATGGAGTGTTCTTCTCCATTGATTTTGCGATTGTTTTGTCGCTGATTTTCTCGAATCGAATACAGTCATATTTGCTACTATATTCACGAAGCAGTTTATCCGCCTGGTCAAATACGCCAAATCCGTTCTTGTAAAGCAATGGGTTTCCGTGTTTCTCTATAAACGTTGCTTTGTTTTCGCATTCGTCAAATAGTTTATAAATGTGGCCTTTGGCCACGGTGCCGTTTTTTACCGGGTTGTCGAGCGCGGACGATGATTCAAACCCATTCATGGCCGCCGCCGTCTTGCGATCCAAATACACATTCAATATCTCAGTTTGGTCGGCCGTCAGTTTGGCTATGTATCCGAGGTTTTGGACGCGGGTTTGTTTTGTAGGTTGAACATTTTCTAATTTGGACGCGTCTTGGTCTCTCTCCGCAAACATCCATCTGAATCCGCAATAAATTGTGTTTGCGCTTACGGCGTTGGTTAGACTAGGACGTTTAATATTGTGATTCTCATTCATCAGTTGTGTTGCGCACTCGTAGACTTTCACCAATTCCATTGTTTCGGGGTTGATTTGCTGAACGCGTGGGCCCAGGGTGACCAGTGGTTCTTGAAACCCAGTTACGGTTTTGGGTGTAGATAATTTATCTAGTATTTCTCTGTTTTGCTTTTCTATTGTGTCGAGTTTTGCCTGTAATGTATTGATTTCCAGTTTTGAAAACATCATTTTAATATATTCTTCGGAAACATTATCCTTTTTCTGGAGCTCAAGTTTTAGTTTTTCTATTTCAAGCTCAAGATTCATTATTCGTTCTTTTTTAAAATTATTCATTGTTATATAATTATTATTTTTTCTTTATATTTATAAATAAAGTAAATAACTAACAAAATAACGTCTAGCATTATTGCTTTCGAAAACCGAAAGCAAAGATTGTTTAAGTGTTGTCTAGCATTATTGCTTTCGAAAAACAAAAGCAAAATATTACATCTTATCAAAATCTATTTTTATAACGCTTGGTGATTCCGGCTTGTTATATAATACTTTTGTAATATTCCGAAATACATAGGATAAATCAAAGTTTTTATGATTTGGATCATATCGTATTATTGTTATGTTTTTCTCTAATAAATATTTTTCTCTATTGCGTTCGTATATTACGTTTCTATCTTTATGGTCATTTTCATCACATTCAATCGCCAAATTATAATCTTCAAAATATAAATCAATATAATATGGTCCAAATCTTTTTTGACGCTTTAGTTTCAGCGCATCAGAGAAAGAGTTTTCTATAAAACCAATAGTTTGTGTTTCTATAGCCATAACAATATTTACGTGGCCACAATTTTCATTGATTTTTTTGATGTATCGATTTTTTAGATTGTATGAGTTTTTTACCAAATTAAATGTTTCATCCGTCAAAAGCATATGTATGCGATTATGTCCGCCTCTCTGATGTAAATTTTCTGATTGTTTTGTTTCAATAAAATGAACACCTTCTTTGAAATTCTTTTTTACAAATGTAGTTAATCTTACTTTTTGCGATTTGAAAAAACTTACACATTCATCAATATTTTTGGTAAATTTGGTTTGCATTTATTTATTGTTTATATTTGTATAGTATTTATATTTAAGTCCTCTATATAAATTGAAAATAATTAGTTAAACGTTTGCCCCACCAACTTGTGGACCAAAATAATAATTTATTACTTTCGCTTTTAAAAAGCGAAACCAAAGCGACTCTTGAACTCTCAAGAGCAATATTTTAAAAAAGCAAAACCCTCTATATAAAATTGAATACACCTTTATATAACCCAATAAATCATATTATTATGAAGTGTTTGAGCAAAGACCGAAACGGTAATGGGTGTCGGAACACTCACCTTTGCGAAAGTCGATTTTGTAAAAACCACCAGTATATGAATGATTATACCAATACAATGCTCGAGACCCTACAATTATGTAGAGGATGTAAAAAAATGTATTGGTTTGAAGGCGACATAAAAACTTGCGATAAGTGCCGTGATCGAGGCAAAGAGACGCGCAGTGAAGCATCAATAAGCGTAATCCCGTGTGGGAAAGAAGGATGCAGTAATAAAAGATCTACCGAAAACGCATATTGCGGCTTACATCAGGTCTGTTTGTTTGTCGATGAAACAGCAGCATTGGGCAAAAAACTATGCCGAAACTATGTGCGTGGTTGTCGGGCGCAACTTGATGCTGAATATGAATGTGTCCGTTGTCTCACGTGTTTGGAAAAGGAGAGGGAACACGATAAAGCAAAGCGTTCGGTTGTATCAACCGAAATAGTGGACGGAAGAAAACAATGTTCGGTTTGTTGCGGGTTTAAACCAGTAGAAGATTATATTGGTATAAATAATCAAGAAACCAAAACGTGCTCACATTGTAGAGACGATTTTAGAAAACAAAATGAAAAACGAGACAAAGAACATGTGCGAGAATTAGATAGAAAAAACTCAAAGAAACCAGAGAGGGTTGCGACCAAGAATGAATGGAATAAAGCAAATCCAGAAAAGGTTGCTTTAAAAAATTTGAATAATAGGAATAGAAATTATGAAGGAAGTGCTAATTTAACCAAAGAACAATTTGATACTATTACAAAACAACTATGCTATTATTGTGGAATTATGCAAGAAAAGGGTTTTAACGGAATTGACCGTATGGATAGTATAAAAGGATATGAAATTGAAAATTGTGTAAGTTGTTGCACTGAATGTAATATGATGAAAGGTGCGGTAGACAATATAACATTTGTTAGGCGTGTTGAACATATTTTGACGCATAATAGTTTGCTGACTAATGGGAAAAGATATCCAGATGCGTTTTCTGATCATAAAGGTTCGGCCTTGTATGTATATAAACACAGTGCTAAGCGACGAAATTATATATTTGAATTATCCGAAGAGCAATATTATAATCTAATTAAAGAAAACTGTTATATTTGTGGAAAAAAAACAGATAACAATCATACAAATGGTATAGACAGATTTGATAATGAACAAGGATATACATTTCATAATTCAAATGCGTGTTGCGGTCAATGTAATATTATGAAAAAAGAAATGGATTATTTTGAGTTTATGAAAAAACTGCAGAAAATATATGAAAATTGTGGAAAAAAAGAAATGAAATCGCCAAGTATTTGTGTTGTGAATATATTAAATCATAACAAAAATAAAATTTGCTTTGAAAAACGCAAAGCAAAAGCAAACAATGATTACCAAATTGAACCAAAATAAAAATCAAGGTTTGCTTTTGAGACCTCTAGATCAAAAAGTTATGATACTCGTTTTTAATTTAATTTTTTAATTTAAATTAAAATGTAACAGCAATCCTTAGCATAAACTGTAAGGTGCTATATAAAAATATTTGCTTTAAGAGCTGTATGCCACACCACACATACCCGCCATCACGCGGAGGACGTTATAACTGTAAGCATACACTCTGACCTTAGCAGTGGATGTGCCGGCAACAGTTCCGGAAGAAAGGACAAGCTGAAGGGTAGCATTGTCGATTCTGGAGAAGTTGCACGTGCCTGAAGGCTGCTGTTCCTCTGGTCTGAGGGCGAACGAGTACAAGTTGATTCCAGTGTCGGGGGCACGAGTGTGGTGCTGGAAGGGCTGGACAACGTCGAAGTAAGATCCCTCTCTCTCGGAGATACGATCTTGTCCGTTAAGCTGGAGCTTAGCGGTGACGACGGGGTTCTCTCCCCAGCAGTGCATGTCGAGGGCAGTCTCAGCGAGGACGAATGTGCCGGCATCGGACACATAGGATCCGGTGGGGTCAGCACCATCCTGGTTGAAGGTGCCTTGGCCGTGCCAGTCCTGGGTTGTTCCAGTTCCACCGGAGACGAAGCCGTCAAGAGCGCCGGGCATCTGGAAGACGTTTCCGGAGATGAAGGCATTGGTGCCGGAGGTCTCAGCGGGGCCGCCGAAGACGTGGATGGCGTTGGGGAGGGCATCGACAGCGTCGGTGTAGTTGAAGGGTTGAGATCCGAGAACCTTGTAAAGGACGTTGCCGGCCTCAAGGGAACTGCAGTAGTCAACGTTAGCATCAGGCTGGACAACCCAGATGAGCTCCTTGCAGGGGTGGTTGAAGTTGATCTTGATCTTATTGGAAGAAGATCCGACCGACTCATCACCAGTGTACTGGAGCTGCTCAATGAGGTACTCATGGGGGTTCTGGGCCATCTTTCTGCGCTCGTCAGTATCCAAGAAGATGAAATCGACATAGATGGAGGCGGCAACAAGAGACTGCTGGTAAGCATTGGTGACGGACTGAGATCCAGTAGTGGCGACAAGAGACTTAACAGCCCACAAGCACTCACCAATAGGTCTGAAGTCAATGTTGATCTTGACCTCGTGGTATTGGAGGGCAACCAAAGGCAGAGCCAAACCGGGGTTTCGGCAGAACCAGAAGAGGAGGGGGATGTAGAGAGTGGTCTCAGGGAGAGCCTTGCGGGGAGCGCAAACCTGGCTGGGGCCAGTGGTGGAAGCACAAGGACCGTTGATGTCAGCGAAGGCAGGGTCAGTGATGTAGGTAAGCTGAGTGGTGTGGCCAATCATCTTGTAATAACCTCTCTGCTGCTCAGACGACATAGTGAGCTGATTCCAGATGTGCATCCAGTCACCATATTGGCGGTCAATTCTCTGGCCTCCAATCTCAATCTCGACCTGGGCGATGAGCTGCTCACCGGGGTAATCCAACCAACGGGCATAGACACCAGCATCGGTGGAACCCTTCATGGACTGGTTAATCTCGGGGAGAGTAACCTGGACATAGGTGCGGTAAGCCAAATCTCCATTTCTGGAGATGGTGCAGGACACACGGCGACCAAAGTCAGCCTGACCGTTGAAAGTCTGCTCGATGGACTCCATGGCGAAGTTGGTGTGGCGTCTGTAAGACACCTTCCAGTAAGTGATCTCGGGGTTTCCAGTAAGGAAAATATCTTGGGCGCCGTAGGCGACTAACTGTAAAAGAGCTCCTCCCATTGTTTTTATATATTCCTAAAATATAATTTTTTCTAAAGTTGACCGCGGAATCCGCAGATTAAAACGCGGTCGCAAATACCAAGTCTCAATACTACCTCTACATTCTTCTAGGAAATAATCAGAATCAAAATACAAAATAATACTACTACACAATACTCCTATACAGCATAATTGAATGTTATTATTATTTGATTATGTCCCGACTTTTATATCTTTAGGACATATATGCCGACGCTTTGTAAATATGAGAACTGTAGGACGCGGCCTAAAATTGGGTGAGCTTATTGTGCGGTTCACTCCGACGCAAGCCAGTCAGAAATAAATCAAACCAAATGTAGAGGTGATGAGTGTGCCTCTAAATCCGGCTCCAAAAATTTCAAGGGATATTGTTCAAATTGTTATATCCGGATTTTTGACGACGATCCGCTCACCTTTCAAACCCGATGTAAGACCAAAGAAATAGCAATCAACGAATTTATTCATTGCTATTTTGACGGGTTTGCGCATCCGACACCCCTGTGGTTTGGGACGACCCGCATAGACAATCGTATATGTATTGATAATACGATCCTTTGTATCGAGGTTGTTAGTAACCAGGTTTTGGCGCCGCCGCCACCGGTCGATAATCAGAAACTCATTTTTATCCGATTCAATCCGGGCAAATACATGGTTAAAACACGGTCCTATAATCCAATGCTGTATACGCGGCTCCCTCTTTTGGAAAAAGAAATAAATCATCAAATAAATCGTGTATTGCAAAAAGAGAATCTAGAGGCTGTAGAAATAATTACGCTTTTCTTTGATTCGACATAATATGAGAGAGGTCAATATTACGTCCTATGAATTTATCTAAATACTCGTCGGTGTAAACGTCTTTTTTTCCCTCATGGGGTTTCAAAAACACATACTGGTCGCCGTTTTTCTTTACGTCCCAGCCGTCCTCGATTGAATTGTATATGAAAATCATTTTTTGAAATGTCTTCATGTCTATGTTTATTTTGCTTAAATCCATCATTTACAATGGCGGCCCATTTTTTTACCCCCATCATTTACGTATGTATTTACAGGTGCGTTTGAATTTCGGCGTTTAACCAGGGAAAACGACTTTGTAAACAAACATAAAATATACCTAATATATTATTTAGGAATGAATACCCAAGACCCACTTTTGCAAGAAGACAACGCTCGTTACGTGATGTTCCCAATTAAAGACCAGGACATATGGAAGATGTACAAGAAGCAGGTCGACAGTTTTTGGCGCGCTGAAGAAATCGATGTGTCCAAAGATCTTGGTGACTGGGCTAAGATGAATGAGGACGAGAAATATTTCATATCAATGGTATTGGCGTTCTTCGCGGCGAGTGATGGAATTGTAATGGAGAATTTGGCGACGCGATTTATGAGCGATGTCCAACTAGCAGAAGCACGGGCATTCTACGGGTTCCAAATTGCGATGGAAAACATTCATTCTGAAATGTACAGTATTTTAATAGAGACTTATATTCGCAACAATGATCAGAAGACCAAATTGTTCCAGGCCATCAATAACTTTCCGTGTATCGCCAAGAAGGCAAATTGGGCGCGTAAATGGATTGGATATGGAACCGATTCACAATCGGCGGAGACGTTTGCGACGCGGTTGGTTGCGTTTGCCTGCGTAGAGGGAATCTTTTTCAGTAGCAGTTTCGCCTCTATTTATTGGATTAAGAAGCGGGGTTTAATGCCGGGTCTCACCCTATCGAATGAGTTTATAAGTCGCGACGAAGCGCTACATACGGAGTTTGCGATTATGATTTATTCAAAATTGCAGACAAGATTAGGCAAAGAGCGTATTATGGAAATCATACGCGAGGCAGTTGAAATCGAGAAGGAGTTTATCACGGAGGCGCTTCCGTGCCGCCTAATTGGAATGAATGCGAATATGATGGTTCAGTATATCCAGTTTGTCGGCGATCGTTTGTGTCTACAACTTGGAATCGATAAGATTTATGGAAGCGTTAATCCTCTTGATTTTATGGAATTAATCAGTATTGATTCTAAATCCAATTTCTTTGAGCGCACTGTGAGCGAATATGCTCTCGCGAATAAAGAAAATAAGGAGAGCGCATTTTTGCTTACATGTGAATTTTAGAATGCGCCAATCACTTTAGTGCGCCAATCACTTTAGTGCGCCAATCACTTTAGTGCACCTATCACTTGTGGAATAATAGCGATTTTCTGGTCTTGCGACAAATCGCTATATCCTCCCTTTTGATATCCCAGATATTGGTTAAACATATACCATTTAGACTTCGGCATAATCGATTTCCACAAAATATCATTTTGATAAACCCAATGTTGTTTTGTATAGTAGAGGTTATCCACATTTTCCTTGAAAAGTGTGCTAAGCGGCATCATCATATTACGATTCACCAAATATGCTGCGCCATTCCCGGACGACGAAACCCGTGAAATAATATCGTTTGTATATTCACTCACCTGCGCCGCACACGTGGTAAGCATAATTACATCCCATTCAAATCCTGCTTCTACCATTTTGAAAAACTCACTGATGTCTCCGACAACCTTATCGATGTCATCAATAAATATAAAATCATCCTCTAAGATTAATACATTTTCATACCCCATATTGTAGGCAAATTCGAGCGCATTTGCGTGGCTAAGCAAACATCCGCTGTTGGGACAACCATTATAACTACATGCAGCAAACCGGGTTATAGCGTCAGGTTGGGCGCCGAACCGGGTAAGCTCAGACTCGATTGTTTTCTTACGATCTGGACGGTTGTCCATATTTATATAGAGAATATGGTCTATGGTTTTCATATTGTCTAATACATATCTATATATTTATACACATTTCCAGATTGTTTATTTATCGGTAGAAGCAACCATGTATCGCGGCATTAAATCCACGTTGAATGCTGCCGGATTCGCAACGTCTTTGAATGCCGCAAATAGAGGTCGTTTCAGTTGCTCTTTCGGGACGTGTTTATGAACCGCCCGGGCAATCATCTTGTACAATTTGAATCCAGGATATCGCTCCTGACCAGTTTTCTTATAAACCACGCTTTTTCCCGAGTCATCCAAACACCACTCCCAAATAATCTTATGGATTTCCGGAATGTTTTCACCTGGCTCAAAATCTTCAAATATGAAATCATAAATGGAGCAGCCGAGTCGCGTCAAATCAAAACTTGGGTTCGGATCGATGCGCGGTTTGTTCTCGTTCATATAAGGTTCGCAATTATATTGGGTGTGAGCGTCGTTATTAGGAGCAAAACTGTCGCTACAAAAGAGTTTACCGTTGAACCGATAAATCGCGCGACCGAAATCGATGAGCTTGAAAATACGACCGTATGTAGGCACCTTATAATGCGTGTTTTCATAGCAGTAATATAGGTAGGGTTCATCAGTCTCAATATACATAATATTGTTGGTATGTAGGTCGTTGTGTGTGAAATCGAAAGCCTTCTGGTATGCGATCAAAATCATTATGGTTTGGAACATTGCGCTGGTAAGTTCGTCGTCGGTGATGCGTTTGTGCATTAGGAGACTATCCAATGTGTCCTTGCATTTTTCTTGAAAAATAAGTTGAACTGGAAATTCGTGAAGATAACAAAACAGCTTTTGTTCTTCATCGAAGGACGCATCCGATTCTGATTCCGATTCTTCATCTAATGCATCTTTATCGTCAGACTCTGATTCTGTTTCGGTTTCCCATACGTCGGACCCGGATTCAGAACCAGATGTATTAGACGACTCATTAGACGAGTCATCTTCAGACGAATCGTCGTCATCATCACCGTGTGTATTTAGTGCGACGCCTTGTTCTTCCGGAACCGCAATGTCTTCAATCAATACAGGCGTATCGTCATTCACCACATTTTCAATATCAATGATTGCCTCTACATTGTCTATATCCAAATCAATATTATCAGAGTCATCCGCAATATTTATCTTTATGCGGTTGTTTCGCGATCCGCTACCCGGATTCCCGTCGTTTAAAAGCATTTTCACATTTTCATCAATATCAAACCGCTTTCCAATATTGTCTAGGAAATACGGAGTGTCGTTCACATAGTCGAAGTCGTCCATTATATCCATTTTGAACTTCTGCTGGATTCCCAGATATGAACCGTAATATTCTACACCATGAACCCACTTGTGTGTCTCCGACAACATACTCGACAAATATGAGAAAAATGCGTCTGTGTATGAACTGTTGTTCTCGTCCAGGTTCTTAGCCATGCACGTTTTTGTGTCGGAGTCGTATTTAGGGAGAGTTTTATAAACGGCACTGTTTAAATCGTATTTTCCAATTAAGAAATGGATGGGATTCAATAGAGGCGAATATTTGATATGGATATTTTTCTCTATTTTCCCGTTCTCGGAATAGACCGTTTTCAGATCATTTGCTAAACAACGGTTGTTCAAAGTAATCATATTGTAGTTTGTTTCGTCCATCTGGAAAAACCGATTATAGATAGGATTGTATGCTTGTAGGTCGCTAATGCGAAATGGGTTGTAATCCACAGTGGGGTCTTCATTGACATATTGCTCTTCCATTTTAGATAGGTCAAGTTTTTTCAGTTTCTTATAGCCGATTTGGAATTTTTGCGTTATCGAATTGTTTTTATCGGACATCAGGCGTGTTTTATAATTTACCTAAACTATAAAATATTGGACTAATGAACTCATTTCGTTTGTTCTGACCGTTTTATTTCTATAAACAAGATATATTCGGTTCCAATGACTTTAGAATTAAAAAAATTTGATATGCGAAGTATTGTGTTTGACCCGAAAGAAAACAAGGGTCCGGTTATTGTTCTCATCGGGAGACGTGATACCGGCAAAACCTTTTTGGTTAAAGATTTGCTCTATTTTCATCAAGATGTCCCTATCGGCACCGTCATATCAGGCACAGAAGCTGGAAACGGTTTCTACGGAAAGCTCGTGCCGAAACTTTTTATTCACGAGGAATACAACACGGTGCTCATCGAGAATGTGCTGCGCCGCCAAAGAACCGTGATGAAGCAGTGTCAGAAAGAGATGGAGATGTACAAGAAGTGCTCGATTGATCCGCGCACCTTCGTCATTCTGGATGATTGCTTGTATGATAACACGTGGGCGAAAGATAAGCTGATGCGCGCCCTCTTCATGAACGGAAGACACTGGAAGGTAATGCTTATTATCACTATGCAATACCCGTTGGGTATTCCGCCCAATCTACGTACCAACATTGACTACGTTTTTATTTTAAGAGAGAACTATTTATCAAATCGTAAGAAGATTTGGGAGAACTTTGCTTCTATGTTTCCCACATTAGAGTCGTTTTGTTCGGTTCTAGACCAGACCACCGAGAATTACAGTTGTTTGGTCG